AATACCTAAACCATTTGCAAGAAAGATACAAATCTTAACTGTTGGAGAACAAAGAGCAAAGGTTATGGGTAAAACACAGGTGGCATCTATATTTAAAAAAGGAAAAGAATCTATAAGAAAAAGGAGAAAAACATAATGGCACTTGCAAAAAGTCAAAGGAGTCTAAAAGCATGGGGAAAACAGAAATGGAGAACGAAGTCTGGCAAGAAGTCTTCGGAGACTGGGGAAAGATATTTACCAGAAAAAGCTATCAAAGCAATGTCGTCTGCGGAGTATGCGGCAACGACAAGAGCCAAACGCCAAGGAACAAAGAAGGGAAAACAGTTTGTGAAACAACCGAAAGGGATTGCAAAAAAAGTAAAACAATATAGGAGGTTTAGTTAATGTACGGAATGAAAAAAACTAATATGAAAAAGAAACCAACTGCTATGAAGAAAAAATATAAAGGGTTTTCTAAATTACCAGAAGGTGTTCAAAAAAAAATAAATAAAAAACTAGCAAAGAAAGTATAATGAGAAAAGGACTATATGCTAACATCCATGCTAAAAGAAAACGTGGTGGTAAAATGAGAAAGAAAGGTGCTAAAGGTGCACCTAAAGCATCTGATTTTGCTAGAGCAAAACAAACAGTGAGGAAAAAATAATGGCTAAGACACCAGCTTGGCAGAGAAAAGAAGGCAAGAATCCCTCTGGTGGTTTAAATGCTAAAGGTCGTGCATCATATAATCGTGCAACTGGAGGCAATCTTAAAGCACCTAGTAAAAAAGTTGGCAACAAAAGACGTGCTAGCTTTTGTGCTAGAATGAAAGGTATGAAAATAAAGCTCTTCGGGCTTGGAATTGTTAGTTTAATTTTAATAGGTACTGCAATGGCAAATGATACAAAAATCATGGATCTAATAAATGACATTAAAGATGTCAAACAAGAATATGATCCTAAATCATTTGAATTTAAAATACCTAATGAATTAATTGCTACTGTTGCTTTAGCTGAAACAGGTAACATGCAATTTAAAGGTGCACCTACAGCAGAAGCTGCCAATAATTTATTTGGAATACATCCATATGGTAATCAACCATTTTTAGCAACACAAGGTGGATCTAAATTAACTAAATTCAATACACCAAAAGATAGTATTCGTGCTTTTATTAATTTAATAAAAACACAAGATGAATATGAACCTGTAAGAACATCTATTAATCAAGGCAATCCTATTGAGGAACATTTTAAAGGTTTAAGTTTATATGCTGAAAGAGAAGACTATCCAGATTTTTTAAATGAAGTTTATAAAACTAGAGTATTTAGATTATTTAATCCAATATTACCTAAAAGAAAACCTATGAATATGCAGATGAATAATTTAAAATGAATTACAATTTAAGAAATTTAAAAGATCAAACTATAAAAATGCTATATCAAGGAGATCCATCTGATTATTTTAATTTATGGCAAACATCTCCAGGAAATAATAAAGAATCTCTTGGGGATATTCTTAGAGAAAGATTTAATTATAATTTAGAAAAAGATGAAAATAATAATTTTATATATGCAAGCACACCTAGAGATGATGGATTACCTACATTAACAGCTATTGCAGATGCATATAGGCATGCAGCAACTTCTGCAATTATGTCAAAGAATCGTGGAAAGTTTAAAACACAAATGCTAGGATTAGGCCTAGAAGGTATGGATATTCTGTCTAAAAGTGTAGGAGTTTTAAAAGATGGTAAAACACCTTTTTTTGAAAAGTTTGATAAAATGGGAAATATATTTGGTGATTCTTCTATGGATGCTTATAATAATAAATTAGGTTTAAAATATAGTGGTAGTAAATCTGATGTATTAAATGCACTAAATGTAGCTTTTGAAAAACAATTAAATAGAATGAAAGATCCTAATTATAAATTTGAGGAAAATGTAGATTTTAGATTTGATAAAAGATAAAAGGGAAGCCTAAATTAATAGACTTCCCCAGGCAACACAAGACATCTAGATATTCTCTAGGTGTCTTTTTTTTTGGCCAACCAAAACTTTAAATTTTTTGAATAAGTTCCCTAATGTCACCTTCTAATTTTCTTCCTACAGAATTAGCATGATTAATAACAGCTGCACACAAATTACCATGATACGGATATCCCTTTAATGCTTCTCTAATTTTAGCAACAGGTTTACCACCATAATCAATTACAAGAGCATTTTCTCTATTTAATCCAATCTTTAATTCAAATAAAATGCCTGTAAATTTATCAGGTTTATTTTTTTCTGGCATTGGTATCTCCTTGTGGACTTTTTATAAAGTCCGCACTAACTCTTGGGTCAAGTTGATTTAATTGTGACAAAGAACTCATCAATTTTACTACTTCACCATAAGGTCTTGTCATTAGATATCTCATAATATCCATCAGTTGTTCTGATGTTATAAGATATGTTCTAGGTTTTACTTTCTGTTGGTTTTCTTCTTTCTTATCAGCCATCTATCCTCCTATTAAAATGGTATTGTGTTATCAAAGTGATCTCTTAATATTTTTATTTTTTCTTCTGCTGTTGCAATTTTTTCTACAAGTTTATCTAGTTCTTCTAGAAATTGTGGATGTTCACCTATAGCTACAGGTTTATCAAAATAAACCATGGCAGTTGATTTTGCCTCTGCAATGTCTGCTTCATATCTTTTTTTTAAAGCATCATAAAAACTTTTATCCATTACCATACCCCCTTAAATTGATAATATTTATCTTCTATTAAATCACCATCACTAAAATATGGATTTATTGTAGTAGGTTTGTTGTAGTGTTCTTTACAATCTCTTATTGTTTGATTTAAGGTTCTACCTTGTCTCAAACAACCAGCTACAAAGTCTTCTACTTCAATGATTGCTTGTTTTACTTGTCCCATGTTTTTACCTCCGTTATGAGTCTGTTTAAATACCAATTAGCTTTTTCTAGATCTTCTAATGGTTCTCCTTTGAATTTATATCTTGAAACATATTTTAAAACATTGCCTTTTAAATATCCATGATATTCATCACTCGTCATACAATCTCGTATAACTTCTATAGTTTCTTTTTTACCATGTTTATAATGAGAAGGTGAATGTACGTTATCATGTTTTCTTTCATTCTCATAAGACATATCATGACTATGATCTTTTTCATACAGATACGTTCTTTTATTTTTTACCATATTCTCTCCTAATTGTATTATAGTCAATAGTTTCTATATTGTAATGACCACCTTGTACATTACGTTTTACAATTATACCACTCCACCACATATGCTGTGTATCTCTAGCAAAATATTCTCTATGATTTAGATAACACCCTGCAGATAATGCATGTAGTTTTTTACCATTTGGTAAAGTAGATGTAGCATAATCTAACAAATGACTATGGCCTACTGTAGCAGAAACTTTATGTTTTGTCAATAGTGTTCTTGCAATATTTTCACCAGATATTGCACTACCTAATATACCAGAGGGAAAATGATGTGCATAATATATACCATCAACCACCTTGTTAGATTTATATGGCACTTCTTGCCAACCAAATGCTTTAAAATTTAAATCACTAATTTTTAAAGTACCATCTAGTTCTGGATTTTCATCTACAAATCTATCAATCCTATCCTCATGATTACCATGCAACATAATCTTTTTAGCTTTATGTTTTCCTAAACCTTTATTAAACAAAGCTAATGCTTGGTGTGAATGTTCCATGTCCTTTCTATATCTTCTACCTTCAAATGATTTTTTCTTTTTATCATATGATGATAGAGAATCCATACTACAGAAATCTCCCATACAAATAATATGAGTTGCTTCCACATCTGCTGCCAGTCTACCTGCCCACAGAAATCTTTCATTGCTTGCTTTAGGTGTGCAATGAGGGTCACCTATTACAACATGTGTTGCCATTAATTTAACTCCTTGTCTCGTTTCTTTTTTAAAAATTCAATAAAATCTATAACGTTATCATCATTATCAAATTCAGCTGTAGAATTTATTGACATACCTTTGTCGTTTTTTTTGTCATCAGCAAATCCACGAAGTCCCCATAGAAACGTTGAATGAGGGTCAGAGGTTGCCATTTTTATCATGCCTCTAGCTATTGTAGAGCATAATTCGTATTGTTCAGTGGTCATTTTGGATCTACTATCCATAACAATACCACATGTAAAACCTTTTTGCCAAGGTGCAACAAGCACTTTGATTGAATGTAATAAACTCATTTTTTCTTTTTTT